TGAAACTGAAGTGGATTATGATTCAGTTGAATATATCGATTCTCTAGCTAATGCTTAACACAGTATTTTTAATACCAATAGATCACAGAGGTATACATGGTAAGTTATTTCAACAATACCTAGAACTTCAGTCTTGGTGTGAAAAAAACAACTCAAAGATAGTTACGTGTAATGGCTTGTTTCTGAATTTCGCAAGAAATTTTTTAGCTACAGGAGGTCGGGGGAACTACGATACAAGACCGATTGAGGCAGAGTGGTTATTCTGGATTGATTCAGATATCCAATTTTCAATAGAGCAAATAGATTATTTGCACAGAATAGACCCTAAACATAAATTTGTGACGGGATGGTATAAGAGTGATTACTCAGATTCAGCAATGGTTGGTAAGTGGGACGAAGATTATTTTCGTGAAAATTTACATATGCCTTTTCTATCTGGTGATTTCATGGAGAAGAAAGCAAAAGATTCTCCCTCAAAATTAATTAAGGTAGACTGGTGC